GCTATTCAAACACTCGGGAGCACCTCTGCTGTTATCACAAATTTACCTCGTGTAACAGTTAAAAACTGGATTGGTGCAACTACACGTGTTGGTCCATTCGATGATCAAAATGGATTGTTCTGGGAATTTGATGGTCAAGAATTATCTGTAGTTAAGCGTTCTGCAACATATCAGTTGTCTGGTTATGTTAATGTTACTTCTGGCTCACAAACGGTTAGCGGAACAAACTGTCGTTTTACACAACAATTAAAAGTTGGCGATTCTATTGTTATTCGTGGTATGACATATCGTGTAGGTTCTATTACCGATGATAACTCTATGTCTATTAATCCAGAATATCGTGGCGTTAATAATGCTTCTGGTATTAAAATTGCACAAGTTATTGATAGTCGTGTACCACAATCTGAATTTAATATAGACCCATTAGATGGAACAGGTATCTCTGGTTATAACATTAACCTAAACAAAATGCAGATGCTTGGTATTTCTTTCTCATGGTATGGTGCTGGCTTTATTGATTTTATGTGTCGTGGTGCAGATGGTAATATGATTCTTGCCCACCGCATGAAACAAAACAATATTAACGATGAAGCCTATATGAGAACTGGTAACTCTGCAGTTCGTTATCAGGCTATTAATGAATCTGCACGTGACAGATTATATCAGAATATTTCATCTTCTGATACATCAATTACGTTATATGATGCTAGCAGATTTCCATCTGGTGGTGGTACTATTTTGATTGGTAACGAATGTATCAATTATACTGGTAAAGCTGGAGATACACTAACAGGATGTACACGTGGCGCATCATTCCAGATGTTTATTGGTGGTTCTACTAAAACATTTACTGGCGGTACTGCTGCAGCACACTATGCAAATAATGGTTTTACAGCAGTTACGCTGTTAACAGTATCATGTTCTCCAATCGTTAACCACTGGGGTTCTTCATATATTATGGACGGTGGTTTTGATACTGACCGTGGATATTACTTCAATTACGCAGAAACATCTAGAACAGTTGATGCCTCCTCAAGTGAGACAGTTTTCTTCTTACGATTGGCACCATCTGTTTCTAACTCAATTGCTGGTAACTTTGGAGATCGTGACCTTATTAATCGTTCACAATTGTTACTACAAAAATTACAAGTTCAATCAGATAAGTCAGTTCAAGTTTATGGTATTCTGAATCCAGGTAATATTGACGCATCATCATTAACGTGGCAATCAGTTAATACATCATTGCTAGGTTCACAGCCATCTTTCGCTCAGATTTCTACAAGTACTTCTACTGCAGCTACTCCAGGTGAGCAGAACTTCTCTACACTTGGTCAGCCAAATGGATTCTCTGAGATTGACTTGTCAAACCTTAAAGAATTAACAAATTCTGCCATTGGTGGTTATTCTAACTATCCAGATGGTCCAGACGTTTTAGCAGTTGTTGTTAAAAACTTGAGTGCACAAACTGCTACGGTAAATATTAACTTATTCTGGTCTGAGGCACAGGCTTAATAAATAAAGTAAAGGAAATAAAACATGGCAACCCAAGTACAATTAAGAAGAGGTACAACAACACAGAACAATGCCTTTACTGGTGCAGTTGGAGAGTTGTCTGTTGATACTGATGTTTACACGCTTAGAATCCACGATGGTAATACTGCTGGTGGTGCAGCTACTCTTGTAAATACTACATCTGCACAAACTGTATTAAATAAGACATTTTCTACAGGTTCTGTATGGAATGGTAGCGCTGTTCCTCTTGGATATGGTGGCACTGGATCTGCTTTAAGTGCAGTGGCTGGTGCTGTTGCATATTCTAGTGGTTCAGGATTAGGACTGACACTTGCTGGTACTGCTGGTCAGGTTCTAGTTTCTGGTGGTACAAATGCTCCTACTTGGGTTAGTGCTTCTTCTATTACTTCTGGAGCTGCAACTACTGCAACAACAGCTTCCAACATTGCTGGTGGTTCTGCTGGACAGTTATTGATTCAGTCTGATACTGATTTAACCACTTTCATTACTGCTGGCGCAGCAGGCACGTTCTTACAATCAGCTGGCGCTGGTTATGCGCCTACTTGGGCAGCTGGTCAAGTTACCGTTGGTTCTACTGCCATCGCTCTTGGTGCAACTTCTACATCTCTTGCTGGTCTAAACATCCTTGCTGCAACTGGTACTAGCCACTGGACATTACCAGTCGGTACTACTGCTCAGCGTCCAGGATCTCCAGCAGTAGGTATGATTCGTTACAATACTAGCATCTCTGGTTTTGAAGGTTATGCCTCTGGCGCATGGTCATCATTAGGTGGTGTTAAGTCTGTTGACGCATTAACATACATTATTGCAGAAACTTCTGCAGGCGCATCTAACGGTGAACTAGAATTCTACGTTGAAGACTCTGCTGGAACTGGCTCTACTAAAGCCATGGGTATTACATACTCTGGCGTTGTTATTGCTGGTAACCTAACAGTTAACGGTACAACTACAACAATCAACTCAACAACAATCTCTGTTGATGACAAAAACATTGAACTTGGTTCTGTTGGAACTCCATCAGATACTACTGCAAACGGTGGTGGTATTACTCTAAAGGGTGCAACTGATAAAGAAATCACTTACGCAAGTTCTGATGAATCTTGGAACATGAACATCAACCTAAATGTTGATGGACAAATTGAAGCTACTGGTGATATTCTTTCTCCAAACTTCTACTCTGTTTCTGATGCAAGAGTTAAATCAAATGTTCAAAATTCTGTTTATGGTTTAGCAGAAGTTATGCAACTACGTTCTGTAGAGTACGATAAGAATGACAAACATGAAGTTGGTTTGATTGCACAAGAAGTTGCTCCAATTATGCCAGAGTTTGTTGGACAAGATTCTGCTGGTATGATGAATTTAAACTACGCTCAGATGGTTTCTGTTTTAGTTAAAGCAATTCAAGAACAGCAAGCACAGATCGAAGAACTAAAAGCAAAATTAGGAAACTAAAATGGCAGTTGCATCTAGAGAAGAATTAAAGCAGTATGCTTTGAGAGCACTAGGTGCGCCTGTGCTTGAGATAAACGTAGATGACGATCAATTAGAAGATCGTTTAGACGAGGCTTTAGATTACTGGCGTCTATATCACTATGAGGGTATAGAACAGATTCAAATGAAGCAGCAGATTCGTGCTTCATTATTAACAGTATATGATATTGGATCTATTCCTCCTGTTGGTGCTACATTAACTAATGATCATGGTGGAGTTGCGACAGTTTGTCGTCATTCAGATATAGAATCTACCATGGATGGTGGTACTGGAACTATTCTTGTTAAAAATGTTACAGGAGATTGGAATAGTGGTGGACCAGTTCACATCGATGGTGACAGTGGAGATTGGGCAGTAGACCATGATCCAGTTGTATTACGTGAGTATGATAATCGTTATTGTGAGATTCCAGACTACGTTTGGGGTGTCACAAAAATTCTATCTGCAGGTCAAGCATCTTCTTCTAAGAACATTTTCGATTTGCAGTATCAACTACGTTTAAATGATTTGTACGATCTGACATCTACATCAATCATTTATTACAAGACAGTAATGTCTCACCTATCGTTATTAGATTTAGAATTAAATGGTCACCAGCGTTTCAAATTTAATCGTTTAAATGGTCGTCTGTACTTAGACGCAAATTGGCCAACTGATTTTATCCTTGGTGATTATATTATCGTTGAGGGATACCGTGCCATGGATCCTACAATTTGGAGTAAAGTTTATAATGAACAATGGTTAAAACATTATGTTATTGCTTTATTTAAAAAACAGTGGGCTACTAACATTAAAAAATTCTCTGGAATTCAACTTCCAGGTGGTGTTACCTTAGATGGTGATAAACTTTATTCAGAAGCAACAGAAGAGATTAAAGAGTTAGAAGACGAATTACAAAACAAGTCTGCTCCACTTGATTTCTTTTTAGGATAATAAATGCCAACTAATGTTTATTTCACTCAGGGCACCCGCAATGAGCAGTATCTTGTTGAAGATCTGATCATTGAGTCTTTGCGCATATATGGGCAGGACTTCTTTTATATACCAAGAACTCTAGTGTCAAAAGATGAAATTCTTGGTGAAGATCGTTTGAGTAAATTTACATCTTCGTTTCCAATCGAAATGTATTTTGAGAACGTAGACTCTTTTGACGGACAAGGCGCATTTATTCAGAAATTTGGATTAATGATGGAACAGTCTGCAACTCTTGTTGTTGCACGTAGACGTTGGGAACAATTTATTGGTCGTTATGGACAAACAATTATTCCAAGCAGACCATGCGAGGGAGATCTTTTATATTTTCCTTTAACAAAAGGTTTGTTTGAGATTAAATTTGTTAAGCATCAAGACCCATTTTATCAGCTTGGTAAACTGTATGTTTATAAACTTCAAGTTGAATTGTTCCAGTATGCTTCTGAACGTATCGATACTGGCAATGCAGAAGTTGATGCATTTGAAACTCTTAAATCATTTACAACAAATACTACAAGATCTCCATACGGTGCAGTAACAGGTATAACTATGACCAATAATGGGTCTGGGTATACTTCTGCACCAAATGTTGTGTTTACTTCTTCTTCTGGACGAGGTGCTATTGCCACTGCTAATCTTGGAACTGGATCTAATTCTGATAAAGTTGTTAGCGTAACAATAATAGATGGTGGCGCTGGATATCAAACTGCTCCAATAATTTCATTTGTTGGTGGTGATGGATCTAATGCTGCAGCAACGTCAACCATTGAAGTTGATGTTGACAAGGTAGAATCTTTCGGAGACAACAACAAATTTAAAGAAGCTGGATCTGATATATTATTCAGTACAAGTAATCCATTTGGTGAACTTGATTTAATAAATAAATTTCCAGCGGAACAAATTATTACAGATACTATTCCAGATGTTATTTTTACATCCGATAGTTCTTCAGTGTATTCAGACTCAACAACTATTACAGCGGACAGAGTATAATGGCAAAACAAACTATTAACATTGGAACAACAGCAAATGATGGAACTGGTGATCCACTAAGAACGGCATTCACTAAAGTTAACGAGAACTTTACAGAATTATATAATGCAAATTTAAATACAGGTAGTATTACATTTGAGGGTATAGCTATCGTAGGTGACACTACTGATTTACCCCAAGGAAGTCTTGAATTGGTTCCTAACGATGGAGTAATTCCAGAAGGACAGCCAAACGAAGGTGATTTATATACATCGTGGGGTCAATATGTTAGAATTTACCCAACATGGAATGCAGACGCACCTCATATTCATATTACAGCAGGTAGTGGAGAAAATAGTAATGGTGATTTATTTTTAGGTGATGATCTAAAATATGTTCAAGTCAATCATGATGGAACAATTAGTATTGCTAATGGTGTTGGTAATAAATGGATATTCAGCACTGATGGTAAACTACAGTTTCCAACAGTTGGAACGATTGCTGCAGAAGGTATGGGATGGACTGGATTAAGTAATGGCACTACTGAAACTCCAGTATCACTTGTATATAAAACTAATACTGGAAACTGGCATGCTGCTATAAGTGTTTATGGTGGTGGTGATCCTGGTGGTGGGGGTAGTATTGTTTTATATACATATAATGCCGACACAGAACAGAGTTATCAGTGGGAATTTGATTTAAACGGCAATTTAGTTTTGCCGATAAATGGTAGTATTAAAGATTCAAATAACAATTATCTTACACCTAAATCTTCTACAGTAGCACCACTAATTACTAATGTATTATCAGGTGTTGTTTCTGACCCACCATCTAATCCAAACTGGTTAAATGGTACTGGTGTTGCAGGTGGTGTATCAAATGCTAATTTAAGTTTTTCAATTACAAGTGGTGCACCATCATTTACTATTAATGATCCAGGATTACCAGGAAGATATGTTGGTGAAACTATTTTTAATATTAATGGTTCAGTTCTAGGTGGTACTGATGGTATTGATGATATGATTATCAATGTATCTTCAATCACAAACACTGGATCTGGTGTAATTGATTTAACTAAACAAACACATGTATTAGAATCTGGTGACTATACTCTTGCAGATGGATATGAAGGACAGGTATTATACTTTATTCCAAAGGTTGGTGCAACTAATGTATTTGGTTCAATATGGATTCAAGCTGCTCATGTAAGATATATTAATCCTTCAGATGGATCAACATCAGAATTTACAAATGCTTGGTGGAGTCCATTTTATAAAGCAAATGATAACTACATATTAAATGGTGTTGCAACTGCTGTTTTTGCTGACGACGCTTGGAACTTTACTGGTGGGATTATTGACTAATGTTAAATAATAGCGTATTTTATCACGGAATTATTAGAAAGTGCATCGTAGGTTTTGGCGCTTTATTCAGTGACATCTATATCGATCGCAAACAAGGTGATTCTGTCACTGGTGAAACTATCCAAAGATTACAAATTCCTCTTGCATATGCCCCAAAAGAAAAGTGGTTAGTTCGTTTAGATTCAGATCCAAATTTACAAAATCACACATATACTTCTTTACCAAGAATGTCATTTGAAATCATTGGGTATAATTATGACTCCTCTAGGAAATTAAATCGTATGCAACAGATTAAGTGTGGGGTTGGTGATGCATCGGTTTCAACTATGTATACTCCAGTTCCATATAACATTGATTTATCTTTATATGTTTTAACAAAAACTCAGGAAGATGGTCTTCAAATTATTGAACAGATTCTTCCAACATTCACTCCAGAGTACACATTAACAATTAATGTTGTCCCAGAAATGAATGTGAAGATTGATGTTCCCATTATTTTAAATAGCGTTTCAGTTGCAGATGAATATGATGGTGATTTTCAAACAAGAAGATTTGTTACTCATACTCTCAACTTCCAGATGAAAGTCAATTTATTTGGAGCAGTTTCTGGTCAGAATGTTATCCAAACAGTGAATGCTAATGTTGGAGAGAATGAAAATTTTAGTAGCCCAAATAGAATTTATACTGCAGAAGGTGATGTCACTACTGGTGTAGTTTCTAGCGAATCATGGGAAAATAACTTTTAAATATGGCTGAGATTTATAACTCAAACACCAATCTAAAAGCTGCTGGTGTTGCAGTTCAGTTTACCCCCGAAAATATTAAAGAGTATATTAAGTGCTCTCAGGATCCAATTTATTTTATTGAAAACTATTGTCAGATCGTAACACTTGATCATGGTCTACAACTGTTTAAGTTATATGACTGTCAGAAAAAGAAAGTAGAAGTTATCCATAATAATCGCCGAGTGATTCTTATGGAAGGTCGTCAGCAGGGTAAAACAACTACTTCTGCTGCTTATATTCTTTGGTATACACTATTTCAATCAAATAAAACTGTAGCAATTTTGGCGAATAAAGCCACTTCTGCTCGTGAAGTTTTAGATCGCTATCAAATTATGTATGAGATGCTTCCTATATGGATGCAGCAAGGTGTTACTGGATGGAACAAAGGTGACATCGAACTAGAAAATGGTTCTAAAGTTTTTACTGCTGCAACTAGTAAAGCTGGTATTCGTGGTAAGTCGGTTAACTTACTATACGTTGACGAAGCAGCAATTATTCCGAACAACGTAGCTGAAGACTTTTTCACTTCTGTTTACCCAACTATTTCTGCTGGTCAAACAACTAAGATTCTATTGTCATCTACTCCGCTAGGTTACAATCACTTCTGGAAGTTTTGGACTGATGCAGAAAAGGGTAGAAATGGATTCGTTCCGCTATTCATTCCTTATTGGGAGATTCCTGGTCGTGATGAGAAGTGGGCTAACGAGCAAAAAGCACAACTCGGTGAACTAAAGTTTACACAGGAAGTTTTATGTAATTTCTTAGGCTCTAGTTTAACGCTGGTTCGTGCTGATGTTATTGCTAAAATGAGCCCAGACAATATGATTTATCAGAAAGATGGATTGGACGTTTACGTCCAACCCCAAGCTGGACACACATACTGTTTGATAGCTGATATAGCAAAGGGTGTTGGTGGTGATTACTCAGCATTTCAAGTTATTGATATTACTGAGACCCCCTATCGTATAGTAGCTAAATATCGTAATAACGAAATTAGTCCTTTGCTTTACCCAAATGTTCTTTATAAAGTGGGTAATGATTACAACCAAGCGTTCATTCTGATGGAAACTAACATCTCTGAACAGGTTGCTCATATTTTATATACAGAATTGGAATACGAAAATATTTTAATGGTTACACGACATACTAATGGCCAGACCGTTTCTGGTGGTTTTGGTGGTGGTAAAACTCAACTAGGTGTCAATACTGACAAGAAAATCAAGCGAATCGGTTGTCATAACTTTAAAGCACTGGTTGAAGAAAATAAATTGATTGTAAATGATGCCGACACAATCTCAGAAATCTCTACTTTTATTGAAAAGAAGGGGTCATATGAGGCTGATGAAGGTTATCACGATGACTTGGTTATGCCTCTAGTCCTGTTTGGGTGGTTAACCACAAACAGTTATTTTAAAGACTTAAACAATGTTAATCTAAGAGAAGCGATGTATAAAAAACAAATGAAAGCTATCGAAGAAGAACTAACTCCATTTGGTTTTTACGACGATGGTGGACCAGAAAAGCCACCTCTAAACTTCTAAAATCGTCTAAAAACTAAATAAATATGTAGACATACAAGTTGTCTAAAGTAAAACTTATTAACAAGGAGAATTACAATGCCGTTTCAATTATCTCCAGGCGTTGCAGTCGTAGAAAAAGACTTTAGTTCAATTGTCCCAGCCGTCTCAAGTTCTGCTGGTGCGATTGCTGGTACATTTCAGTGGGGTCCAGTTTTAGCCCCTACTGCAGTCAGTTCTGAAAATGAATTGGTGAGACAATTTGGTCAACCAAATGACTCAACATTTAATGCATTCTTTACTGCAGCCAACTTTCTTTCTTATACGAATACTGCATTCATCTGCCGTGCTGATACCGCCAATGCAAAAAATGCAGTATCTATTTCTTCTGGTTTTGTTACAGATATAACTTTAACGAATGCTGGATCTGGTTATGAAAATGTCCCAACAATACAGTTTTCTGCCCCACAAATAAGTGGTGGACAGTTTCCTGTTGCGACATGTAGATTAACAGGTGGTAGTGTCACTGCAATTCCAGTATCGTTACCTGGATCTGGATTCACTTATGCAACTGTAACAATCTCTCTTCCAGATTACCCTATTGGTCCAAATCCTGGCGATGGTCAACAAGCCACAGCGACAGCAAATATCTCTGGTGGTGTATTGGCATCAATTGACATTGCTGATCCTGGTGCAGGATATTTGACACCACCAACTATCACCATTGTCACTGATGGAACCAATTATACTCTTGGAACAGTAACAATATCAACTTCTTCAATTCTTGATATTACTTTAGTCAGTGGCGGATCTGGATATACTGAAGCCCCTAGCGTCACTGATGTTCCAAATGGGACATTCTTCACTAATGCAACAATTAGTGTTAGTGGGTTTGAAGAAGGTGGAGTTAAAATTAAAAACTCTACTGATTACTTACAAAACTTTAGCACTGGTGCTGGTACATATGGTCAGTTTGCTGCAAAATACCCAGGAACTCTTGGAAATTCCATTTATGTTGGTGTTGCAGATTCTGCTCAGTATCCAACATGGGATCACAAAGATGATTTTGATGGTGCTCCAGATACTTCTGATTTTGCTGCCAGTGTTTCTGGCACTAATGATGAACTCCACATCATTGTTATTGACCAAGATGGTCGTTGGACAGGAACTCCAGGTGCTATTCTAGAGAAATTTGCATTTGTGTCAAAAGCATCAAACGCTAGAAAGGCAGATGGAACAAACAACTATTATAAAGACGTTATAAATTCTCGTTCACAGTATATCTGGTGGATGGATCATCCAGAAGGTGTAACTAACTGGGGAACACCAGCAGCCAATACAGATTTTGATGATATGGAAGACTATGGTGATTATCAACTAAGCGGTGCTGCTGATGATTATAACATCACTGATGGCGATAGAATGGAAGCGTATGGATTATTCGCTGATGATACTCAATATGATATTTCTTTAATTCCTTTGGGTAAGGCTTCTTCTACTGTTGCTAACTACGTTATTTCTAATGTAGCAGAAGTTCGTAAGGACTGCGTGGTGTTTGTGTCACCAGAAGATGTTGATAGTGGTGATATTATCATCGGAAATACTTCTACAGAAGTTAATAAAATTGTTGCATATCGCAATGCATTACCAAGCAGTTCTTATGCCGTAATGGATACTGGTTATAAGTATCAATACGATCGTTATCATGATGCATATCGCTTTATCCCGTTGAGCGGTGACATCGCTGGTCTATGTGCTCGTACTGACTACACTAACGATCCATGGTTCTCTCCAGGTGGTCTAAATCGTGGTCAGATTAAGAACGTAGTTAAATTAGCTGTAAACCCAACAAGAGCAAATCGTGATACATTATACAAAGCTGGTGTCAATCCAGTTGTAACCTTCCCAGGAGAAGGAACTGTTCTTTATGGCGATAAAACTCTATTGGCTAAACCATCAGCATTCGATCGTATCAATGTTCGTCGTTTGTTTATCGTTCTCGAGAAAGCAATCGCAACTGCTGCTAAGTTCCAGTTGTTTGAGTTTAATGATGACTTCACTCGTGCGCAATTCAAGAATTTGGTAGAACCATTCCTACGTGATGTTCAAGGTCGTCGTGGTATTACTGATTTCGTTGTTAAATGCGACAGTTCCAATAATACTGGGGAAATTATTGATCGTAACGAATTCGTTGCTGATATTTTTGTTAAGCCAAATCGTTCTATCAACTTTATCACTTTGACATTTGTTGCTGCACGTTCTTCGATTAACTTTACCGAAATTGGTGCCTAATTGGACAGGGGATAGAAATATCCCCGTCATAACAGATAAATAGTAGAACAAGGAGATTAAAAAATGGCAAATATTGCTGATTTTAAGGCACAGATGATTGGTGGCGGTGCACGCCCAAATCAATTTCGTGTTGAATTAACATTCCCATCATATGTTACATTAGGTACAGTTGCTGGACAACGTGCACAGTTTTTGTGTAAGGCTGCTCAGCTACCTGCTTCCACAATTGAGAACTTGCCAGTTCTTTATCGTGGACGTCCAATTAACTTTGCTGGCGAGCGCACTTTCCAGCCATGGAGCGTAACAGTTTATAACGATACTTCTTTCGGTATTCGTAATGCTCTTGAGCAATGGCAATCTGGTATTCAAAACTACAATACAACTCTTGGTAGAGTTACACCAACTGATTATCAAGTAGATTTACAAGTTCATCAATTAGATCGTAGTGGCTCTATTATTAAATCATACAAGTTCGTTGATGCATTCCCAACAGCAATTTCTGCTATCGGTCTTGACTATGAACAACAAAATGCTATTGAACAGTTTGATGTAGAATTTACTTACAACTTCTTTACTTCTGAAACTGGTGCTGCTTCTGGATTTGGTGTTAATGTTTCTGTTGATACTCCAGTTGGTTCGTTCCCACTTTAATTAGTAAGAGAATTACATAATGCAGATTTTTGGATTT